GAATGAACAATTTCATGGCACAGCTTGACGCTAATGGCATCATGCTAGGCTATACCGAGGTCAATGATCTTGGAGACATAGTAACAATCCCTACGGGAGCCTTGAGAGGTCTTATCGCTAACATGGCTATTGAGGTGTCCCCTGACTATGGGGGAGTAATTTCTCAGGCGCTAGGAATTGCGGCCAAAGAGGGGCTTTCGACCATGAGAATTATCGGTCAACAAATGGGTGCAACATTAAATCCAAGCACTCTCCCTGTTGGCTCTGGCAATGAGGATAGGTCTTTTGGGTTTGGTGGGAACTTCTACCCAGACCAAGAGGCGGAAATACTAGCCGAATCTACTGGCGCAATAGGCTTAGAGGTAAGTACCGTATGACTTATAGGGCTCAGGGCAGAAAGAAAAGCCTATTCATAGCAAAAAGCACTGTCGAGGATGGTGCTTTTTTTGATTATGTCGTAAATGGTTCTAACTTCAAGATACCTTACACTGATTTTCTTTCAGGTCTTGGTGTGACGGGAACCATAGTCCAAGCGGGCGCGGTTACTGGCGCTCCTGTTTTAGATACTGACGGATCTGTCAATAAGATACGTAATATTGAAAATGGTTCTGGAGTAAGCGCAAATGTTTCGGCAGGCAATGGGATAGTCTTAACACATACTTTTACTGCTGACGCGACAGGAACTCCCCTGCTCCTTAATACTACAGCTACCAATCCTGTTGTGGCGAGCCTTGTCTCTGGCACTGGTATCTCGCTAACAGCTACAGGCAATTACGTTACTGTATCGGCAAGCGAGGCATCAGTGGCCTTTGCTAAAGTTACAATGCAGGGAAACACAACAGACACAGTGATAGCGTCGACAGCGACTCCGGTTTTGGTAGCAGGAACCTTTGTCTCAGATAATGAGTCAGGGTTTACTGGCAACGCTGCGGGGAGGATCACTTACAATGGGTCAGATACCCGAAGGATCACAATTCACGCTATACTAAGCCTAACAGTGGCGGCAGGAACCTATAGGGATATGTCTATCTATATAGCCCTAAATGGAGTGGTTAGGGCGGATACAAAGGTAACTGCGACAACTTCTGCAAGCTATTATAGAAACCTATGCTCCTATGCAAATATTGAGATGTCCACAAATGATTATGTTGAAATGTTTATTCAGAACGAAACTTCTACTGACAACCTAGAAGTGTTAAGTGCAATCTTTGGCGCGGAGGCTTAAATGCCTGTTATTGAGCTACCTATTGCCAATGGGTTCTATGTCAGCGACTCACTACCTATTTCAGCGCAGGAATGTACTAATTGGTATCCGAATATTACTCAAGGAGGCTTGTTCGCTGAAACTCTCTTTGGTACAGAGGGGCTCGTGCAATTAGCAACATCTGGGGATTTTCAAGAAATTAATCGAGGCTCACATGAAATGGCTGGAAAGCCATATTTTGTAAACGGGACTGTATTGTACAGGCTGGATCAATCTGGCGATGACTATACGCTAGTTGCGCTAGGGACTGTCACAGGGGACGCTCGTGTGTCGATGGCCGACAATGGCACTCAGATAATGGTCTTGGTTCCTGGAGGCAATGGGTATATTTACAATCATGTAGACGATACCTTTGAGCAGATAGTTGATGATGATTTTGACGCTAATGGTATCCCTCAGTTTGTGGTGTTTATTGACGGCTATTTTTTAGTAACAACAGACTCAAAAAAGTTTATTGTCAGCTCTATTAACAACGGGATGGAATATAACGCGCTAGACTTTGGAACCGCAGAATCTGATCCAGATGATATTGTGGCGCCTGTAGTTTATAAGAACCAAGTATTCATAGGCGGCAGCGAGACGTTTGAGGCATTTCAAAACATTGGGGGAGCTGATTTCCCGTTCAAAGAACTGGATTGTTCCTACAGAAAGGATGCTTTGCTCCGTACTCCCTAATTAATACACAAGATACTTTTATGTGGGTCGGCGGTGGTCAGAACGAGTCGACTGCTATTTGGGGTCTAAGTGGCAATTCAACGGTAAAGCTATCAACGACAGCAATAGACGCAATCTTATCAGGTTTAACAGAGTCCCAAGTCAAAGCTATTTACGGCTGGGTTTACGCAAGCAAAGGGGCATACTTCATAGGCTTCAGCCTGCCGTCCACAACGCTCGTCTACGACACAGCATCTCAGAGATGGCACGAACGTAAGTCTGTCATTGGAAGTTCGCTAGGAGCGTTTAGAGTGGCCTCTATAGTCAAGGCATACAATCAAATTCTTTGCGGGGACATAGTAGACGGGAGGATAGGAAGATTAGACCCTGACGTTTATACCGAATACGGTAGCGAAATTATCCGAAGAATTGCAACTCAGCCTTTTCAAAACAACATGCAGGCCGTTTTCTTTCCTAGCTTAGAGCTTACCGTCGAGTCAGGAGTCGGCAATGATGCCGTACTAGACCCTCAGATTACACTAGAGCGAAGTAAAGACGGCAAGACATGGAGCGGTCCAATATCCAGAAGCATTGGTAAGATAGGCGAGTACACTCACAGAGCAATCTGGAGACGCAACGGAAGAGCCGCTCGGTTTGAGATATTTAGATTCACTCTAACGGACGCGGTAAAGCCTGTGATTATTGGACTTACTGCTAACATTGTTGGGGGTGATAAATGACGGGTCCATTGCTTAATGTAGCGCAGCCAATAGTTGAATCAAATGGAACGATGGCATCGCCTTTCAGACAATTCACACAGGATGTAAGTTTAAGCATCCCTATAATTGGAGCGGGCAGTCCTGAAGGGGTTATTGGGGCTAGACAGTACAGCTTATACATTGACAAAAATGGATCTACTGGATCTATAGAATACAGGAAGATGTCTCCATCAATTACTGGGGATATCTTAAAGGGCTGGGTAGCCGTTTAACTAATCAAAGGATTTCGTCATGGACCCAATAACAGCGGCAATTCTCGGAGGTGGGGCTAGTCTTATTGGTTCTGGCTTGGACTATAACGCCAGAAAGAAACAAGCCAAACTCCAAGAAGAGAACCGTCAAGATACCCTTGGCATAGTTGATTCCGCATACAATAGAGGCATAGAAGCCTTAACCCCTGCATACAATAACGCACAAGGCGCACGACGAAGAGGGGATGAATAGAAACCTATTGCTGGCAGGACAGACTTTTCTACCTAGTATGGAGACAATGCGAGAAGGCAGCTACATGGCTCGGCAAGCACTGCTGGCAGGAAGAGAAAACAGCAGAAATGCAATTCTTGGCAATGATGTAGATTTTGGCGCTTTGCAGAATCAACAGCTCACTGACAGGTTCAGTGGTTTAACTGGATTGACTAACCCAGAGCCAATGAACTTTTCTTCTATGGCCGTGCCTACTTATGCGGATTCCGGGGTGTCTGAGTGGACATCATTCGACGCGCAATCATATCTAGCTCAAAACCCAGACATAGCCCAAGATTATGAAATGAACAAACAAGCCTTAATTGAAGGGGGCGATCCTCAGTTTAATACACTGGAGGGGTTTGCTAAGTCTCACTATGATAATTTTGGCAGGCAAGAGATAGACGCTGGACTTCGGCCAGCTTTAGGCGGTCCAGCAAGGAGCTTGCCTCAGTCTAACGGCGTTCAAAATCAACCGTTTACCGCCCAACAAGTTCAAAACATTTTTACAGAATCACAAAGATCACCACTAGGAGGTCGCAATGTCCCTGGCTAAACTAAAAAGGTTTACAATTCCCGAAGCGGGTCAGGACTTTACCGCTGAGGCAGTAAACGGGGTTACGGCTTTATTAAACGCGGGAGAGGTATCGATAAACGATGTATCCTCACACTTTGGGGTCGACCCTAATATAATAATCCAGAGCCTTACAGGCAGCGACCCTTCAGCGTTTACTCAGAACACAGGAACAATGGCAGACGCAGAAGCCATGAATAGGCTGGTGTCTTCTGGCGTTGCCAGCATTCAAGACGTGGCGAATTTTTATTCAGCGCCTCCTGAATTTGTCGAAGAGATATTCACTAACGGGTTTAATTATTCCCCCGCTCAGATGGACAATGCAAGGCAGGGTGTCAGTATAAATACTGGAGTAACTAGCACTAACTTTGAAACCCCAGAAACACAAGCTGACCCGAGGACCGGTCTAGCTGGCTCAGAGCAGGCTCTTACTGGTGGTGTGACAGCGGCTATCAACGCATTAAATGCTTCTAACGCTCAGAACAATGCCATGCTTCAAGCCCAGTACAATCAAGGCTTAGGCGTTGCAACAGACCAAGCTCAGATAGCCCGTGATGACATTACCTCTAGCACTGCTGAAGGCATAGCGGCAATGAGGGCTGCTCAAGGAACGGCTACTGGCAATCTAAATACAAACTATCAAGCTGGGTTAGCTTCGGCTGAAAACCAAGCTAATGTAGCCCGCCAAGATATAATGGACAACACCCAGCTAGGCTTAAATGCCTTTGGTGCTGGAACAGATCAGGCGAGAACAGATATTAGTGGAGCCTTTGGCCGAGCCGAGGGAATGTTCGATCCTTTTCGTCAAGCGGGTCAGAATGCTCTTGGTATGCAGCAGGCTTTATCAGGATCTCTTGGGCAGGAAGCATTTGATCAGGCGTACAATGAATCCCCTCAGATGGCTTTCTTGAGAGAACAAGGAATGCGGGCTAACCTCGCAGGCGCAGGAGCTACAGGAGGCTTAGGCGGTGGTAATGTCCAGAAAGAATTGCAAAGATTTGGTCAGGGCTTAGCCTCTCAGGGCTTGCAGCAACAGATTTCTAATTTAAGTCAGTTATCAGGTCAGGGATTAAACGCAACAGGCAGCGCGGCAAGTACAGCAATGTCAGGCGGCACTAATCTAGCGAACCTTGCGTCTTCTCAGGGTCAGGCTGGGCTTCAGTCATTCTCTAATCAAGGCTCCAACCTTGCCAACATAGCCAGTGGTTTAGGTAGTCAGCAGTTAAACACTCAGACAAGTTTGGGTAATAATTTAGCCAATATCAATGTTGCTGGTGGTCAAGCTGAAATGCAGGGGCTAACTAATGCCGGTGGTAATAGAGCTAACATAGCTTCAGCACTAGGCGGCCAGGCTCTCGGAACCAGCACAGGGCTGGGCAATGCGTTATTCCAGAATAATGCTAATAGCGCCGATCTTGTATCAAGATTTAACAATAACTTAGGCATTAACTTGGCAACAGGCAGAACTAATGCCGGTAATAACATTGCGGCAGGTGAGACTAATACAGCTAATAATTTAGCGACCTCC